TTCCCGAACGCGCAGCACACCGCGGACTCCATGGCCTGCATGTCCGAGTCGAGCTGGAGCGCGGACGCCGTCCACTGGTCCTCGGACGGGACGGACTGGACGGGAGCCTGCGGGGCGCAGCGGGCCACCCCCATCTCGAGGATGAGCGTGCGCTCCTGCGCGAAGCAGGACACGTTGTCGAGGTCGCCGAGTTGCTTCACCCCAGACACCCGGGCGATCCGTACCCAGCCCAGCCCGGTACAGCACTCGTCCGTCCCGGTCCCCAGAAGCGGGGTCACCTCCGCACCCGCGCGAAGCATGATCTTGTCAGCGGGGGGCGGGTTCGGGCCCGCCAGGAGCGCCGCCTCCAGACAGGCCAGGAGGTCCTGCGCAATCACCATCGCCGTACTCATCCGGCATACCTCACCGCGGGCGCATCAGGCGCGTACAAGCGCGCCCGCGAGGCACGCCGGTACGGGTTCACGGCCTTGATGAACAGGTCAACTTCCGCGATACCCGTCAGACCGTTCTCGAACAAGCTCGTAGGGTCGGCCACCTGCACTTCCACGCCGTTCCGGGACAGTGACGCAAGCTGCTGTGGGAGCACGCAGTCCCGGCCGGAGCACGCCTTCGCGAACTCGTTCGCGAAGATCCCCGCCGCGATCTGTCCCGCGCGGGGTACGAGAACACCGCGCTGGTAGGTGACTGCGAACGCCCCCTCCTCGTCGATGTTCGCGTCCATGTCCTGACAGTCCGGCCAGCACAGGCCGTCCGTACGCACCAGCACCGGAATGCCCCGGTACTGGTCCATCCGATACGACGATGGATCCACAACCAGCCCGTCAACCCGCACCTCGTCGACCACAGCGACAGGGCCCGGCAGGGCGATCTCACACGTCGCCGCACACGAGCAGCCGCCCGCACAGCCACAGTTCCGCCACACCCCGCTGTCAATCCACGGGATCATCCAGGGCGCGCCCGCCGATGTGGTCGACCCCGAGTTCACGGGAAAGACGAGGTAGCCGTTCGGCCCAGCACACCGGGGCCCACACGGGCGGATGGTGAGCGAGCAGGGACCGTACTGGCGCCCCGTAAGCGCCCACAGGATGTACGTCGCCCACGACACAGCCGCGGACTGCACCCCGGGCGGATACGACGCCCAGTCCGGTGCACACGCAAGCTCGATGGGCCAGTTACAGGGCCCCTCCTCAGTCGGGAACGACGGGGCAGGGAACACCGGGTTGATCACGGGCATGGGAACACCTCCTACGGGGTCGGGAACTTGCCGGCGCGAACGAACACAGCCTGGGCCGGGTTAGACAAGTCCGTTGCCGTCCGGATCACGGCAATGTAGCCGATCAGCGCCCCATTCGCTGTGACCGGCGCCGGCGTGAACGTCTCCATTCCAATCGCTGCCGTCGCGGCGGACAGGCTGGAGTAGGTGGCCTGCCCGTACTGCACGGCGATCTGTGCCGTGCTGATACCCGTAGCGAACACCCACACCCGTTGGATCGTCGACGTGTTCGTGCCGCCACCAACGGGAGTGAGGATCCCTCCCACGTCGTAGTTGGCGGGGTCGATCGTTCCGACTGGCGGCGGCGTCGGGATGACCGATGTCCGCAGGATCCGCCGGATCGTTGCCGGGGTTTGCGCCGGGCTGCTGGAGATGTGCGGGTTGTCGGTGAGGACCCCCGACGCGAAATGGTTGGAAGCCCTGGAGAACAGCGTCCCGGCCGCCTTATTGAAGGACAGGTTCGCGCCGTTCGCTGTGACCGTGTTCCCCGAGAGACTGATCGGTCCAATCGCGTCCATCAGGTCGGCAAGCTGGTTCACAGGCTGCCCCAGAATCACCGGCAGCGTCTGCACCTCCACCAGCGTGGCCAGCCCCGTGTCGTACAGCGACACGCCAAGAGCGAGGTGCGTACGGCGTTGCTGCGGCGAAGGCTGCGCCGCCTGCTGGATCACCACCCCAGCCGAATCCATCAGCCAGTACGTGATAGACCGGGCCAGCGATCCCGCATCCAGCGGCACCACCTGCAACGGCCGGTCCACCTTGACGATGGACGGGGATACCGACGTCAACGAATTCACGTCAACGACGTACCCGACGAGCGCCGTGATCTCCACCGACTTGGCGGCGGCAATGTTCAACTCGCCGCCCGACGCGATGCCCGTCGTGAGGTCGGCATCCTCCTCCGACATGCCTACGTCGATCAGGACAGCCTCAGAGTCGATGTGGACCCAGTATTTACCCTCCTCGGCATAGAAGGTCAGCATGCCGAACGCGTCCGTGTTTAGCGGGTTCGGGAGCGGGACCGTCCCCGCCTGATCAGCGAACAGAGGGATCAGCGTGTTCGCGTGCTGCTGGAACACGCGCGCAGGCGTGTTGGAGGCAATGGCCCCGTTCGGAAACCACCACAGGTCCGAGTACTGGACGAGGGCCATGGCCTCCCCTTTCCTAAGTGAGCTGTACGGAGACGGCCGGCGCGGTGTCGAGACCCGCAGGCGCACCGAACGACGCCGGAAGGGCCCCGCTGACGCCGTCGATGTAGTAGCAGTTGAGGGCACCCGTGATCGTCGGCGAGGTCTCGGAGACGATCGGGTCCCAGGTGATCCGGGTGGTGAGGCCCAGGTTCACGACACCTCCCTGCCGGCCGATCACGAGGTAATGCAGCACCGGCCTCACCGGAGTGGACAGGTTGGTGATTGAGCGGATCCCGGTGAGGCCGGCGGACACGGTGAGGTAGTCGGCGATCAGCGTTGTGGGGAGCGTGCCATCGGATGCGTACAGGCCCATGCGCAGGTTCCCCCCGGCCAGGGCGAGTGTCACGTTGGCTGCCATGGCCGTGAGCGTGCACGTGCGGCCCGGCCAGAACGGCAGGGCGAACATGCGGTTTACGGGCACGTTGGCGGTGCCTGTGGCGCCGTACGCGGGCAGTCCGTGCCAGGCCGTTGACCGGACGACCGGCAGGTTCCCGACCGGGCCGAGACTCAGGGGGATGCCTGCGGCCCCGTCGGATGTGTGGACCTGGTCCAGATCGGTCCGGTACCAGATGTCCCCGGCGGCCGGGGCCGCGGGAGTCGACGTGGTACCGAACAGTCTGGCCAGGTGGCGGAAGAGAACGGACATCAGGCCGGGACCGGGATGACAAGCACTCGGTACTGGTCCGTGGTCGGGGCGCTCCCGAACACGATGGTGACGTCGTCCTCCGCGGACCTGGTGACCTGGGCGTAGATCTCCGCCCCCGTGGCGTTCTCGAACACCTGCACGATCACGTCGAAGGTGGAGAAGCCGTGACTCACCGTGAAGGTCGTCAGCACCCCGTTGCCGATGTTCGCGGCGAACCCCTGCGGCGCGATGGCGGTGAGCTGCGAGTAGATCGGGAAGTCCGTCGGCGCGGTCGCCGCGGCCCCTTCCGTGATCTTGTTTCCGTTCATGTCAATCTGCTGGCCGAACTGCACACCGGGCATGACTACCTCCTCAGGAGAGCAGTGCCCGCGGTCGGGGCACCGAACGTGATGGTCAACTGTCCGGCGTCCACATGCGCAACCTCCCCGTCGACCGGCTGGCCGGCGACGAGAACAGTCACAGCGGGCGGAATACCGATGTGATGATCGATGGTCCACACCGCAGCCGGGACCGGCTGCGCGTGCACAAACGTTCCGGGCCACGCATCGTCGGCCTCGGCCGGATCCACCATCAGGTGGAACATCTCTCCGGCCAGTTCCGTGCAGAACGAGCCGGGAGCAGCGAAGAACGTCAGCAGCCCGTCAGCGTCGGTCGGCGCCGGGTTGGTCAGAGACACGGTCCCGGCCTTGTCGGAGAACAGGGGGACGAGAACGTTCCCGCCGGTGAGCAGCACGGGGACAGTGGTTTCTGACGCCGGGCTACCGTTCGGGTAGGTGATGTACTGCGAGTACTTGATCAGCGGCATGAGGGCCCCCGTAAGGGCCCGTCCGGAGAGTGGTCGGACGGGCCCTACAACTCGATGTTACGGGGCCGGGGTGAGGGTCGTTGTGCCACACGCCGGCGTCGGCAGAGGAGCAGACGTCACCTCGTAGTGCATCGGCTGCGTCGCACCGATCGGGGTGAGTAGCTTCTCCAGTGTGGCCGGTACGGTCGCGTCGCGACGGACCAGGTACGGGCCGGTACCCCACTGGGAGTTGAACACCCCGCGCGCGGTGAACGTGAGCGTGAGCGCCCCGTTCTCGACGACGAACTCACCCCACTGAGCGTCCTTGACCCACGGGAACAGCCAGTAACCGTAGTTCGTGAACCCGCCGGCGGTGCACGCCTGCCCGGTGACTCCGGACCATAGCTCCAGGCCGAAGTTCGCCGACCCGGACACCGAGGCGTCGAGGCGGACACCGACCGTGTTCGGGGTCGGGGCAGCGTCGTCGACCACGAGGGGGTCACCGGTCACCAGGTTGATGAACCCGGGGTCGGTGGTGCAGATGTTCAGCGCGATATCGACCCAGCGCAGCGCGACCGGGGACCGGTCATCGATGCACAGGTCACCGTTCGCGTCGAGCTGGGTGATCTCCTCAGTGTCAGCGTAGTTCGGGGTGATCGTCCCCGAGATGAACGCCTTCATCGTGAGCGTGGCGCCGGCGCCGCTGACGATCGCGCCACAGGAGTCCAGCTTGGTCAGCCGGAGCATTTTGCCCCGGGCCAGGCTTGCGCAGATGGTTGCCATTACTCGTCACCTTCCTTCTTCGTACGGCGCCTCGGCTTGGGTGCCTCGGGCGGGGTCATGTATGCGTCGGCGAGGTACTGGGGGACCAGGAACTCGGAGCCGTTGCCCTGCGACACGACGTGCGAGGGCACGTGCGCGAGCGCGAGGAGCGCGCGCGCGAGCGTGGGGATGTCGCCGCCCTGCTCGGGCGCGATGTTGATCCATCCCTCGGTGTTCATCAGGGCACCGCCGGGGCGGTTGCTACCGCGGGCGCGGCGACGGGGACCTGTACGGCGAACACGTCGGGGCAGTCGAACGTGAGGCCGAACACCTCCTCGGCAACGACGTCCCACTGGTTCAGCGTCCGGTCCAGGGTCTGTGTCGGGTCGGGCTGGTCCAGGACACCGGACCGCCACATGTGGACGGCGCCGGTCATGAACGCCCACACGAACCCGGCCGCGGGCGCTACCCCGGCCGGCCCCGTGATGCCGTACCCGGCGCCGAGACTGACGGACGAGTTCAGCGGGGTCTTCCACGTGCCGGCCTCACGGCGGTCGAGGACGCCCGTGTACGCCAGGGCGTACGTCGCACGCTGGTTCACGTGGATCGTGCCGGTGTACCCGTAGACGCTGTAGAACGCCTCCTCGAGGGCCGCGATGGCGGTCCCCGCGCCGGGCGCGGCCGGGGTAACCACGGTGGTGCCTACGTGCCCGATCAGGTTCGGCTCGACGGGGACGACGGTGCCGCCCCAGAACCCCTCCTCGACAAGTTCCTGTTCGGAGGTGAGGAGTTGCTCCCTGACTGCGCCGAGCATCTCCGCACCCGTACGTCCGGCCGCACCGCAGCGCTTCCGCGCGACGACCCAGAACGGGTCGAACGGCATGACGTCCGACCCCTCCTCGAACGTCTTGGTGGGGTTCGCGATACAGGTCTGGTTGTAGAGCTGCGCGGTGCCGCAGTGGTCGACGATGAACTGCCCGCCGGCCGCAATGAGCGTCCGGTCCATGGTTTGGACGCTGGTCACGGCCTGGAACAGCCCGTAGTGCGCCGGTGTCGTCGGCGGTGCGGCGATCAGCTGATTGTTGTTGGTGACGATCTTGCCCATGAGTCCCTCCTTCCTTCTCCTAGGAGCCGCCGCCCGCTACAGGGACGACGAGCGGGCGGCGGCGGTCTAGGGGTGGGACTACGGGGCGTCGATGCAGTCGATGACGTGGGCACCCGTGGTGCCGCCGACGCAGCCGGTGAAGGTGTAGAGCCGCTGCCCGGGGCACGGGTAGATCGGCGCGAAGCCTTCCTCCGCGAACAGGCTGGTGTACTGGTTCGTGGCCAGCGATGCGGCGTCGTAGACGTTCGTCAGGGTGACGACGTCCTGGCGGGCCACCTGCACGGAGCCGGCCGGGTAGGCGAGGAACGACACGGTGGTGGGGAGCGCCAGCATGAACGGAGCCGCCGCGTCACCGCCGGGGAACGCCGCGTTGAGGGCGCCGCCCGTGATCAGACCGTCCTGCCATCCGCGGACGAACTGCACGCGCACGTTCATCACGGAGAACAGGGACGCGATGTACGAGTCGGAGACGGACAGGAGCTGTCCGGTGTCGCCGGTCCGGCGGCGGAGGTCGGAGCGGACCTGCTCGAGGATCCAGTGCGGCAGGGCGACTTCCACGGTGGCATCCCACGCCATGTAGAAGCGGTAGCGGATGTCCTCCGCGGCCAGACCCACAGCGGACAGGAGTGCCGCGGTGAACGAGTCGGTGCCGTCCGGGTCGACGGGGGTGACCACGGTCGCGGCGCCCGCGCGGGCGATGATGTCCGCGATGATGATGCGGTTCATCTCCGCCTCGTGGGCGGCGCGCAGGCCGCGGTCCCACGCGTCGACGACTTCGGGGTAGCCGGCCGCCTGGAGGAAGCTCACGCGGACACAGAGCGCCATCACGTCGAGGCGCCGGTTCTCGAACACCGGGCACGGGATCACGGAGCACGTCTTCGCGGTGTCCGCGATGACCTGCGCCTCGGTGAGGAAGTTCGAGCCGCCGCCGGCCGCCACGGCGTTCGCGTAGATCGTCGGGAAGTCCGGGTCGTCCGTGTAGTTGATGCCGCCGCGGGTGACGGTCACCGTGGGGGTGTCGAGGAATCCGACGGACCCGGTCCAGCTGTCACAGAGGTCGTAGTCGTTCTGCGACGGGGCACACCAGCCGGCGGCCGCGGTGAGGCTGGCGCCCTGGTCGATGGAATGCTGCCACGCCTTTGCGAGGCTGCCGCCGTGCAGGTGGCGTTCCCGGCGCAGGTCCCGCAGGATCCGCTGGGTCTCCTGCCCGTCGAGGGTGTCGACGATCTGATCGTCACGGCGGGTCCGCTTGAACTGTGCGATGGTCTGCCGCTGCCCGGGCGCGCCGCGCAGGCCGAAGCTCTCCGCGTTCTTGATCAGCGCGAGGCCGACCGTGTTGTTGCCGTTGTACTCGTCGCCGGCGCGCATGCCGAGAAGGCCCGCGGCTGTGGCGGAGAGTTCCGCGCGGACGAGGTCGGTGGTGCGCTTCGCGTCGAGGGGGACCGCGACCGGCGGCTGAGCGGCCATCTGCGCCACGGACGGGACCGCGACAGGCTTGGCGGCCGCGGGTGCCTCGGCGGCCGGGGCCTCGACGGCCGGGGTCGGGACGACCGGGGCGGGGATCGTGGGGAGCGGCGGCAGGGTGGCGAACACGTCACGGGACGCCTGCACGGACGCGGCCGCGTCGGCGCGGCGCTGCTGCTCCTCGACGATGGCGGGAAGCTGCTTCGCGAGGTCGGACAGCTCGTCGCCCTCACCGGCCGCGAACTCTGCCTTGCCGGACAGCTCGGCTCCGCGGGAGGCGATCCGCTCGTACTCCGCGGCGAGGGCCGTGTCATCGAGGGCGGAGAAGTCGAGCGCGGGGGTCTCTTCGGGGGTGATGTCGTCTGCCATGAGAGCTACTCCTTTGTGCGGCAGGGACGGAATGGACACGTCGCTGCGGCACGGCTCTCAGCTCAGCTACCACGGCTGTTGGCCACGATACGTCACGTGACGGTGCGTGGCGAGGGCGGCCGGGCGCGGGGGCTCGGCCGCCCTCTGGGTTACTTCGCGCGCGGCACGGCCTCGATGGTGCCTCCCTGGGGGGACGCGGCGCGCTCCATGCGGGCTTCCTGGAGGGTGGACACCACCTTGGTGGATCCGTCGTGCTTGAACGTGATTTTGTAGTCGGTCTGGGCCTGCCTCGCCCCGCAGCAACTCGCCATGTCAGCTCTCCATCCCTGTCTGCGCCCACGCCCAGCGTGCGCGCGCCACGACGTCATGCGACTCGCATGACGCCTCATGCAACTCGCCTGAGACCGGTACTACACCCGTCGAGGCGATCAGCGTGCGCTGCACGCCCTTCTCATGCTGCCCGACTGTCGAGAACGCCACCCGCGCGCGCGGGACCGGGAACCCGGGCGAGTTGACGGAGCACACCGCGATCAGCTCCAGCGCCCCACCAACCCGCCGCCAGTCCCCCGACACCGGAGAGGAACGGAACACCTGCACCGCTTCCTCCGCCGCGCCCGGAAGGATCCACCCGGCCACCCAGATGCCGTGCTCGTCCTCGCCCGCCTGCACGCGCGCTACCGCAGCCGCCGGATCGTCGTAGTGCGCGGCCGCCGCCTGGAACGCGAGCGCCGGATCAGCATGCCGCGGCCCGGCCACGAGAGTGCCTACAGGCAGCGTGTAACCCTCGGCGGTCGGCTGCTCAGACGTGTGGAAGTAGGCGTAGCCAGTCTGCGAGGCGGGCGCCGTCACACAGCCGGGGAGGCCGACGTGGCAGGTCTCCCATCCCGCAATGTGCCCGAACACCCGGCCGGTGTCACTGATCGTGAGCGGTGTGAGGCGGTCGAGGTCGGGTTGCCGGAACCAGTCCGTGGGGGGAAGCGCCGGCGCCGCGGACGCCGTGAGCGCGAACGGAGCCGGCCGGTCGAGCCGCTTGTAGATGCCGCGCAGCACCCGCTGCATGGCTGCGGCGTCCGCCGGCGTCTTGCCCGTGCGCGCGCCCTTGGTGGCGGCCGCGGCCGCGAACACGCCGGCGGGGATGATGGTGAGGGTGCCGTCGATGACGTCGGCGATGCCGAACCCGTACGCGCCACGCGACTCGGGGTTGGCGTTGTCGTCCTTGCGGAGGAACGCGCGCGCGTACTTGGCCCAGTCGGGATTGTCTGGTCCGCCGGCCCAGCTGAACACCCGGTCGGCGGCCGCGGCCCCGTCCCACGCGCGGGAGCCGTCGGCGATCGGCATGTCGGCCCAGCCGGACGAGCGTACTGACGCGGTGAGGGCGTACGGGTGCGGGTCTTCGTCGGGGTCGTCGTCATCGGCCATGTCGATGCTGACGCCGGAGAACGCGGGAATCTGTACGAGGGTGGCTCCCGCGATGCGCGCCCGCGTGATGACGATCATGCCGTCATCGTCCATGGCGTACTCGAGGTCGTCCATGTCGTCGAGGAGGTTCGGGCCGACAACCCCAGCCTCGATGAGCGTCTGGACCTCGCGCACGTCCACGTCGTCGAACAGGTCGACGGACGGCCCGGTCACCCCGAGGTCGGTCTGTGCCATTGCTTCGGCCGCGCCGCGGACGGGCAGGAACCGGCCCGACGCAGTGACCATGCCGGAGTGGTTGTCGATGGTCAGCGTGTCGATGGAGCCGACGGTGACGCTGCCGGAGTGGCCGGAGTCGGACACACGCTGCCACATCAGCGGCAGTGGCAGGTCACGGTTCGTGAGCGCGCCGGGGGCGATGATGCGCTTGTCGCCGGTCGGGGTGCCGATGCGCGCAAGCACCGCGGTCCATGTGCGGGTCATCGAACTATCTCCCATTCGACCATGTAGGCGCCGTCATCGTCCCGTATGAACCCGACGAACTTTCCCAGTTCGCCGCCCTCGGCCCATGCTGTCCGGTGCGCGTCGAGGAGCGCCGTTTCGATGGCTTCCTGTATGGGGGCCCGCCACTCATCCATCCAGCTCACGGGTTCTGCCTTTCTGTCCAGTCGATAGTCTCACCCAGCACGGTCGGGAGGATCGTGCACCGGCAGTTGATGACCTCTTGCGCGGGCCCGCGCGGGTCCCCGGGGAACAGCAGCTTGGCCCCACCCACCACGAACGGCTCTGACATCAGCGTGCGCTGCTTGTCCGCGGCGTCGTGTGTGGGCCGGGTGCGCTTGTCGTCGGTGGCGATCCACTGCTTGAACGGGGCGATGTCACCGCGCGCCTGCGCGTCGAGGACTGCAGCCCGGTACACGCCGGCGTTGACGGCGCCGATCGTCTCCGTACGGGCCACGGTGACCGCCCGGTTGGGCCAGTACTGGGAGCCGCTCGCCGTAAGCACACGCTGCACGTTTCGGGTGACCTCAGGGATCGGCGTGCCGTCCGTGATGCCCCGCTCGATCTCCCGGACGACGAGCGCGTACACCTCATCCGGGATGTTCTTCAACCGGTTCCCTGCCTCGTTCAGGTACGCAGACGTCCACGAGTCGGTGAGCGGCTCCCCGGCGCGGGTGACGCGCCGCCACGCGCCCGCCAGAACCCCGCCGATGACCGGGGTGATCTCCTGGTCTACCTGCTCCGTCCAAAACCCGGTGTGGTCTGATACGCGGCCCGGGTCGATGGGCCGGTCTTCGGGGGTCACGGCGGGGCGGACACGGTCGAGGTAGCGGGTGAGGCTGCCGAACCAGGCCCGGCCGATGCGGCGCTCACCGTCCTCCACGATCGCGCGGGCCCGCATCCGCGCGGGCAGGTGATCGTCCGGCGGGGTGGTCACCGCAGGTACCACGCAAGGTCATCGCGGCTGAACGCCTCACCGGTCATCAGCAGCTTGGTGACGTACAGCTGCACCCCGCCGTTCACGACAGCGTTGCGGACACCGAAAGCGCGGGCCACAGGCTCGTAGTAGCGGACATCCACAAGCGCGCTCGGGTTCTCGGGCCGGATGTGCATGTACAGCTCATGGCGTGGCACGTCCCGGTACTGTCCGCGATTCTGGTTAGTGAGGAGCCTCCCCCCGGCCCGGTCGAGTGCCTGCATGACGAGCACTTCGGCGGCCGCCACGAGCCCGTCCGGTACGGGGGCGGGTGCCGGTTCCTCGCCGCGCGTGGACGGGAGCGCGCGCGCGGGCGCAGGCTCGGGCGCGGGAGTCTCGAGCTCGCCACCCTGCGTCACGTTCGCGTCGACACCCGCGGCCGCCGGCGCGACCTCCAACCCAAGGTCGAGGGCCTGCGCGATCGCGGGATCGGCGAGGAGCGTGGGCGCGATCCCAACCAGCTTCTCCAGCACGCGGCGGGTGCGCTCCTCGGGGGACGGCATCGCATCCTCGGGGACACCGTGCTCGGACAGCATGTATTCGTCCGAGATGAGTACCTTGTCGTACAGGGATTCGAGGGTCTCGGAGGCGTCGGGCCGGGCGACGATGGCTGTGGTGTCCCAGCCG